CTTTTAGTTCTACCCTATTAGGGAGTTAAAAAAACGCCGTGTCCGATAGTCAATCCTCTGGCGGACGAACAACCGGCTGTGCGAGTGTCAGTGTAGCAATCATTCCCTTCAACCGATAGACCCCCGGGAATTCCGGGTTTCCGTTTTCATCCTTCGAGATGAGCATTGACAGCCGCTTTTCCACGACGGCCACGATGTCGTAGATCGGGTCCGTTGGATTTCGCGCGTCGTCTGCGCACCACCCCTGAACCAGCAGCACCCAGTCATCCATCCGGACGGTCTGTTCCTCATTAGCAAACTTTCCGTAGTCGGTTGCTTTCGCTTCCAGAATAGACAGGAACGGCATTTTTGCCACGTATTCCGCGCCGAAACGGTCCCGACCGCGGTACACCTTTCCCCGGAAGTCATACGGGTACCCGTTATCCGGGGTGATTCCTTCCAGGAAATCCGTTAATGCTTTCAGCACATCGAGGCGCTTACTCATGATAATCTCCCAAAATTGCGGAAGAACTCTGTCGCCACCATGTCAGCGATTTTCGGCCCGACTTTGTCCGCCACGGACGAAAATACCTGGTCCACCGATGGCGCATACAGCAAAGCCACCTTATTCGGCACCAGCCATGATTTGTGCTGAGACCGTTTGTTTGCCAGCGATTCGCCGGCAGACAGCCGTACCGCGAGGCCGACGTTAAAGTTATCCTCGCTAAGACTCGCCCCTTTGTTCAACCGAACCAGGAACGCGTTCTTTAGGTACGTCGTCTTCCCCCGTTTAACCCGTACCGCTAACCCTTCCCTGCGGCGGCTATTAACCACCGTGCTACTGGTCACGAACCGTGCCAGGGATGTCGCACGCTTGCGGCCTGTAATGGTCGCTTCGAGGTTGGTTTTAGTGGCCTTTTTGGTGACTTTCAGGCGATCGGCATTGAGATATCCGGAGGGGAAGGCGATTTCGTTAAGCATGGTTTTCTTGGCCAGTGACATCCCGCTACGGGTTGTGACCGTGTTAATGGCCATCTGCATTGCCAGGGCGGCCCTCTCCGGAAACATCCGGAAGTATTCCAGTATCTTCTTGTCACCGACGGAAATAACGTTAACGGCCATCAGTTCTTCCTCGACACCTGCCAGATCACTTCGACCGGACCGACAATCGGTTCCTGCGTCTGCAGCACCAGGCCAACGTTGCCGTATCCTTCCGCCTTGATGATAATCACGTCACCGCCTTCCAGCGTGACGCCTTTCGCCTGCAGCTCGTCCTGCATAAAAACGATTCGCTCGATGCCATCGATAATCTGGGCGTAACCGCCGCTATCCAGATCGCCTACCAGCTGCTGCTTGTTGTGCCAGCGCACACTAAGATCGTCGACGATGACTTCCTGCGAATAGCTTTCATACCGCGCAGATACAGACAGGGACGCGTGAACGTCCCTGCGTGCCTTCGCTTTGATTGCCGCGAAGTTAGAGGCCATATCAGACCTCTTCGTCCGCTGCGCCGGTCTTACCGCCTTTTTTGGCGGTGGCCTTCGCGTCAGACTTTTCTTCCTGCGCAGGCGCTTTTTCTTTCGCCGCCTGGTCTTCCGCATCGACTTCGATGATCGGACGATCGAGGGCGCCAGGGTTCATGCTGTTAATGGATTCCAGCTCTTTCTGGGTGAAGTTGAAGATTTCACCGATAGCCGGGCGGATACGCTGGCCGTCGCGGAAAACGATGACCGTCTGGACTACTTTACGTTGTGGCATAATCTCTGTCCTTTAAGTTGGCCCGCCATTATTGACGGGCCTGCAGGTGGTTACGGAACGACGGTCAGCAGGAACGACGCATTCGGGTCTGCCGGGACCATCAGCGGTGCGCCCTGAGTCATCAGGTATTCCACGCTCGGATCCTCTTCTTCCCACATTTTCGGGAAGTATTCCAGCGCCCGATAGCCGGCAGCTTTATCCATGATTGCACCGAAGCACTTAACGCCTTCGATCGCAGACGAGATGCCCATGACGGCCTTCTGGTTCATCAGGTACTGTTCCTGATTTTTCCAGTCGCGGAATTTCTGAGTGTTAACCCAGAAACGCATACGGCCGGCGCCGTTGATGCCTACCAGTTCACCCATGAGCTGAACGCCTTCGACATCGTCCCACAGACGGGTCAGGCTGGAGTCGGATCCGCGGATATTGCCATCCATCAGGCCGTCTTTGCCCCACAGCTCTGCGCCGCCGACTTTAACGAACTGGTCCCATGCGTCGCCGCCGAACACGTAATCGCGGATCACCGTGCCGGAAAGTGACTTGTCGGACACCAGACGCTGACCATCGCGCAGGTCGGCGATCATGTCCATCAGGGTAACGCCGGTGGCGGTCCAGTTGGAAGTCATAGTCAGCGCAGCATCACGACCAAAGTCTACGCGGGTTTTCGGGTAATCCTGCCCTTCCACGTCAACATAGCCATACTGCGCAGCCTGCGCCGCCATCCATTCCCAGGTGTTTTCGTGCATCGCGCGGTGCTTCATCAGCAGGAATGCGATAACGCGGTCACGACGTTGGGCGATAGAGAGGCTACCGGTACCGAGCGCTTCGCCAGGTTGACGCGGAACAACCATGTTCGGGTCAACGACATGTTTCGGTTTCACGTAAGCCGGTTTGAAGGTCTTGGTGTTGTAACCCTGTTCCTTGATCACACGGCCTTGCGCGGTAGGTGCGACAAACGGCGCGACGCGGGTAACGTCCTGGATGACCTTATCGAATGCGATCTGGTCTTCCTCGAAGTTAATCTGGCGCGGGAACCACTGCAGGAAGAACGCCGGCAGGGACTTCACCTTGCGTTGCACTCCCATCAGGACGGTAGTTTCGTACAATCCAGCCATTTCTGCTGCTCCTTAGTACAGGTTGCCGATGTGGATGTTCGTACGTTCGAACACCGCCTGACGTTTCAGCAGAGTGTCGACTGCTGCCGGCCATACGAGTGCTTCGTGGTTGAACACACCACCGATGTAATACGGTGCGTAGGTTCCCACGACACCAGCTTCGTTAGCGATACCGATGGCCGTCGCTTCCGGGTTGGCCGGAGTGGTCGGGTCATAAGGTACCAGTTTGCCAGCTGCGTTTTTAGCGATGACCTGATAACGCGCAAACGCGACTGCGACTTCACCGCCGTCGGTTACGATATCAGCTTCACCAGCAAACAGCTGAGTGGGTTCCCACGAACCGAGGTCGCCGTTGCCAGCGAGATAGTTCGGGAGGCTTGCCATCAGGGAGATCAAAGACATGTTAGTCGCCTCTTACTTAGTGAACGAGTCGCCAGCTACAGCGGCCATCGCAGCCATCAGGCCATCACCTTTGCCGGGTTCAGCCTGCTGTTCGTTTTCCGCACCCATATTCGGGTGGTCGGCGTTATCCATCACCGTCTTGAACGGGCTGTCCGCCCCTTTTTCCGGCTGATTGGTGGCCGCCGCTGGTGCCGGAGCCTGCTCGACCGCAGAAGCGCCCAGCATGGTTTCAGCATCGGCAACACTCATTGCGGTGTTGAACGCAATATGTGACGCCAGTTTTGAACGGCCTTTCGCCGCTTCGCATCCCAGAATACCGGAAATGCGATTACGTTCCGCCGTAGTCGCTGCCGCGGTCGCCGTGGCAGTTGCTTCGGCTGCTGCTTCTTGACGGGCAGCGTCCATTTGTTCTTGGGTAAACATCGCGTTTGCTCCTGGTTGTTCATCCGAGCCACCGGACGGCCCGTTTAGGAATTCAGCCACTGCCTTAGCCGGCGTTGTGACCGCATCTATTAGTCCGAGGGCCAGTGCTTCTGGGGCGTTATAGCATAATGCCTCGGTGTCACGCACGACTTTCGGATCTAAATTTCGGTTTTGTGCGACAAGATTGACGAAGTCTTCACGCATGGTGTCGACATCTGCCTGCCAGCGGGCTTTTGTCTCATCGGAAAGCGATTCGAACGGGTTGCCGTCGGCTTTATGCGCACCAGATTTAATAATACTAACCTTAACGCCGAAGTCTTCCAACATCTTACTGATATCGACGTGCATCGAGATAACCCCGATGGACCCGGCGCCGCCCGAAGGAATGACCGCCATTTTCGTCGCTGCGCTGCCCAGGGCGTAAGCTGCAGAGTACGCATTGGAGTCCACGACAGCGAATGACGGCTTCACTGCGCGGGATGCGAAAATCTCGTTCGCCAGCTCAAAACAGCCCGCTGCTTCGCCGCCGTTAGAGTTTACGTCGAAAATAATAGCTTCCACGTCAGGATCTGCCAGTGCGGCGTTCATCTGCGAGCGGATGAAATTGTAGCCCGTCACGTAGCCATAGTAATAGCCGCCGTAGCGGTTAATCAGGGAGCCGTGGATCGGGATAATGGCGAAGCCGCCGGAAAAGGCGAAAGGCTTATTTCCGCTCGACGGCGCCATGCCGTACGCCGCGCATAAATTGCGATTGCGCTCCGCGGCGATACGTTCTTCGGCATCGAGGTCAAAGTCGTCCTCATCGGCGCTCATCTGGAACACCGACTGGATATTCAGCAGGAAATTGGTGTCGCTTTCACGGACTGCTACCGGCGACCCGTTCATGCGCTGAACCGCTTGCATTAAGCTGGATCGAACATGTGCATTCATTGGTTCTGTTCCTCATCAGGGTTATCAGTCGCCGACGAAGAAGATGATGTCGTCTCTGCGCCTTCGACAACTTTACCTGAAAAATCCAAATCCAGCGATTTAATCAGATTTTCTTCCCGCGCGCGCTGCTCAAATACCGAACGGAAATCGCCACCCAGGCGCGCAATTTCGGCTTCGTACGTTGACAGGCCATTTTTGATACGCAGGATCGCGGCTTCGGTTTCTTTCTTCTCGTCAATCTGTCCACGGCTGGCACCGATCCATTCAGCGTTGCAAATCGCATCACGGAACATCGGGTCATAGAAGTCGCGCCAGGTCTTGCCCGGAGGCAGCGGCACATTGCCGTCGTTAATCTCTTCTTCCAGCCACAGCGTATAGACCATGGACGCGAAGCGGTCGGCCACCAGCTTCTTACGGCTTTCCATGAACTTCCACGTTTCCGCCATCGACGCACGCGCAGAACTGTAGTTCGTCTTCGTGTAGTCGCGGCTGAACTGCTCATAGGAAAGGCCAAGCGCCGCGGCGATATTGCGCAGCAGCGATTCTTCATAGTCGGTACCGACGCCACCCGGTGTGCCGGCAGGTTTCAGGTTGAACTTCGTTCCCGGGAAGAGGTGCGGGACTTTAACGCCGTCGATCGTGATGTTCTTCGACGCGGCGACGTACTCGGCCATACTCGCCATGTAAGCATTGAAGTAGTCCGAAAAGGCGGTCTGCCCCATGCCCAGCTGCGCGAAGACTTCCTGCGTCGGCAATTCAGATTCGATAACGGCGGCATACGTCGCGTTAACGATGGCATTCTGCAGGGTGACTTCCTGGAAATTACGGGTCATCCGCATCTGCTTCAACGCCGACACCATCTCGCTGATCCCGCGGGTCTGCCCGGGCAGCAGCTGTTCGATGATGTGGATAATGCGCCGGCGGCCCCAGTCGAATCGTGCTGGCTCGCGCTTCCAGCGCCACTGGCCGTCAATGTTGGTGTAGTCTCCCGGGAAGGCTTCGCGGAACCAGTACGCCTGCGGGGCGCCATACTCGTCAATCTCGACGCCCTTACGGATCCGGTCGGTATCCGTCTGCATGTCCGGGTTCGACAGACGGTAGGGCGAGATAAACTGAATGGCGGTACCAAATGGCCGGCGGCCTAACGCGCCACGCCCGGTAGACTTGATCCACTCGGCAGACCCCAGCACTTCACCGGTCATCAAAAATCCGCCGACCGCGAGGCGAACCAGGCCGGTAAACGTGTTGACGCGCCGGGCGTCGAACCAGTTTTCCGGTGACTCTGCCGCCATGTTGAACCGCGATTCGACGATAGCCTGGAATTCCTCCGCCCAGCCGTCAGGGGCGCCAAGTATCAGGGAATTCGGCTTGGCGTTCAGCTTATACTGCGACCCGACAATACTGTCACGGTGGATCGCCACGGCGCCGAAGGCGTAGCCGTCGTTCTGCACCATGTCCTGCGCGCGGGCATCGGCCATGTCCTTATCGCGGGCGATCTGCTGGTCTGGCGAGATTATCGCGGGGTTCCAGTTGAAGGTTGCGCGGGTGTTTCGTTCAGCGCCCTCAAGGCCGCCGCCCGCTGCGGGTTTCGCCGGAGAGGCGTCGACCGTAGCAACCGCGGTTTTCTTGCGCGCGCGAGCGGCTTTCTTGACTTCGCTCATCAGAAAATAAACCTCGCTGGGCGACTCGGCGTGCCGAAGAAGGCTCTGCACGGGTCGGGTGAGTTAATTGCGTTCTGCAGTCGCAGAATATACGCCCACAAGCTCTGGCGGTTGGCCGCCGTATACTCTACGCGTTCGCCGTTCTGATCCACCACAACACGCACCGAACTACCGACGTTCAGCTGGTTATAGGCGTCCATAGCGTCATTCAGCCATTGTTGGTACTTGGCTCGGCATTCATCTGGGGTCATGGTGGTCATCCTCATGCTAACATTTCGGCCAGTTGCGCAAAACTATAACCGGTATCTGGTTTTTCTGCGATGCCATCTGGTTTATCTACTGTGACCACCAGCGGGTTTTTATCCCACTCGTCAGCCCAGACGGGCGGGCTATCCCAGTCTATAGCTTCCATCGCCAGGACGCGCCCGCTGATACACATCCCGATCAGATAGTAACTCAAGTCCCACGTTTCGTTTCGGGTACCCTGCGGGCATTGCCAGCCTTTTTCGTCGCGATGCTCGGCGCACATCTCGCCGTATGCGTAGTCGGGAAGCCACGTAGGGAAATGATACATGCCTTTGCCGGGAACCGTCACGTCGAGTCGACCGTTAAGCATATCTTTCACCATATTGGAGTTTATCATCAGCACCGGAACGTCGCCGCGAGCGATCGCGTTTTTGTCCTTCCGGTTAGAGTCCGGCGTCGCGATGTGGGTACGCGGGCTTTTCGGCATCGGGTCGCCTTTGACCAGGATGAATCGCCCGTTTTTCCCCTCGCGGCGCAGCTTGCGATAATACTCGTATGCGTTGGCCGTTACGCCTGCTGCACCGCCGGAGTCACAGGCCGTCATCTTGACCTGCATTACGCGGCGGGGGTCATCGGCCAGCGGGTAGGTCTTCATCATGACCTGCTTCTCGATCAAATCCCAGTCCTCCAGGTACGCCGCCGGGCTTAACTTCTCCCGCTCGCCGTCTATATCGAGACGCTCTGATTTGATGATGTTGAACCGGTCAATCAGGTAAATATCGAACGGGTACCCCGGCGCCACGCCGAAGACCGCCACCTCAAAGCGGTGTTTCTGGACGTCGACCGTCGCCGCCAGGAAACGCACGGCAGGTGGTACCGTTTTTTCCGCCCACGGCTCCGCCCGGGCTTTCAGCATTTCCGGAACACGAACCGACTCGACCGACTTCGGCACATACGGTTCGCCCATGTCGTTGTTCCAGAATTTTTTCAGCGACTCTTCCGACATCGTGCGCTCATAGTCGTCGGACGCATCGAGGTAGTTCAGCACCAGCGTCTGCCATGAGATAAACGCCGCCGCCGTTCCGCGTAGCCAGAAGGACGCGAATGTCGCCCGAAGCGGCTCGCCGACCAGTTGCCCTTTCTCGTTTACCGTACATCCTTCCGGTACCCACATGCCCCACAAATTCATCTCGTACTTCTCTTCCGGCGCGATTTCGCAGCCGCAGCATGGGCAGACCATTCGGGCAGTTTCTGCTTTTTCCAGGTTGGTGAGCGTTCGGCCATCGGCGGACTTGGTGTCCCACTTCATCAGCTGAAACGTTCCTTCGAAATACTGGTCGCAATGGGGGCATGGCCATTTCCAGCGCCGGCGGTCGCCGCGGTTGTAAAGCCCGACGATGCCGTCGCACGGCGGCGCTTCATGCGGCGTTTTCTTGATCCAGTTCGGGTCTTTTACCGGGCGGGACGGCGACGATTCTGCCGCGCACATGGCAAACGACCCGAAGGTCGTTGTACGTTTTGACGCGAGGTCAAAGGCGTTGCCGTCGCCGCCGATGTCATCGTCAATACGGTCATAGTCGGTGATGATGATACGGCCAACCGGCCTCCCCGCCAGTTCCGTAACCGATGGGTAACTAAGCGTCAGGATGATCCCGGTGGTGTAGTGTTTGTCGAATTTGTTATCGGCATCACGGTTCTTCATCAGCATGGCGCCTACTTCCGGGCTGTGCCGATGGAGTCGGTCCACGCGTCGCATGGAGAAGTCGCGTGCGGCGGTAGAAGTCGGGCAGAACACCATGATATCCATGGGGTCCACTTTCACCGAATAGGTAATGCCGTTGAGGATCAGCGCATCCGTTTTCCCGCTCTGCGCCGGGCCGACAAACGCCATTTTGTTGTAGTGGCGGCTGTTCAGCGTGTTCATTGGCTCGACCATGTAAGGCGTGGTCATATTAAGCCAAGGCCCGACATATGCGCCGGGCTGATTCACGTAACGGTATTTGGCGGCCGCCTCGGCGACCGTCATGCGCATTGGCGGCCGCAGCTGGCTGGCGACCGACCGGATGATGTGGTTTAACGATTTAAACTTCATCGTCTTCTTCCTCCGCGAACCGTTTTTCCAGGGTATTCGCGAGGTCATCCAGTATTGAATCTACCGATGACTGCACCACGTTGCGCTGCGCTTCGGTAAGCCCTACCTGCCGCGATAATGTGTCGGGGATCAGCAGCAGACTCATTCGCAGCGTTTTGATAGCTTCGCCAAACACACTGACCACGTCTTCCGTTGGCCACAGGTTCCCTGCGCGCAGGTCATACTCCTGCTTCGCGCGCTGGCCGTTCCAGAACTCCTTCGACAGCTCTTTGGGCAGGTCTTTGAAGTTCATGCGACGCAAATACGTCTCGACGTCGTACAGCGGTTTTACCAGGTACGGCGCGACTTCATGGACGGCGTAAATCGGGTACCCGCCGCGCTCCCCGACGGGCGGGATATCCATGATCTTCGGCGTGATGTCCCGGCGCTCCATGCGGAACAGCTTCGCCAGTTGCGTTATGTTGCATCCCTGAAAAATCATCGCCTCGGTATCAGCGTCCGGCGCATTCGATCGCCGATTGCGGGTCGCCAGCGGGGCAGTTTTAGTCGTCTTCGTCATCCCATAGCTCCGTTTTCTTAGCCTTCATGCGCTTAGTTATGCGGCCTTTGATGCGGTTTAGCAAATCAAAAAAAGCATCTTGCACATCACCCTTAGTATTTAGCGCTTCGATGACGGTGCCGTCGACAGTGTCGATCAGCTCCTTCGTTTTCGGATGGCGGATCATCGCTTTCATCTGGTAGACCGTCACCGGGTGCTTCTGGCCCTGACGCGCCAGGCGGCCATTGAATTGCAGAAACCGTTCAAGCGACCACGGGTTATCGACGTATACGATGATGTGACCACCGTGCTGCAGGTTAAGCCCATGGCCGGCGGACTGGGGGTGCGCCGCCAGCAGCTTTATCTTGCCGGCGTTCCACTTCTTAATCGCCTTGCCGTCATCATCCATGACGACCAGGCCCCTTTTCCCGAACCGCTCCTGCAGGCGGGCCAGAGTCGGCTTAAAGTGATAGGCCAGAAAGACGTTTTTCCCCTCCAGCGTGGTGTCCAGTAATTCTTCCAGCGCATCGAATTTCAGGTCGTGAATTCGATACGCGTCTTTCTGCTTCACGACTTTATCGTCACTGGTGATCCCGACGATTTTGGTGTCGTAGATGAATCCGGACGCCAGCTGCAGCAATTTGGCCTGGAGGGACGCGGCCTGCTCGGCTTCAATCGTCACCGGGTCGTCCAGGTATTCGTCGAATTCGTCGGGCATTATTTCGACGAGGGACTCTTCTTCCATCTGGCGGTAAAGGTCGGCGGAATGCGGGTCCAGTTCGACCGCGACCGGAACCAGTTTCGGCTTTTCGAGGTCGAGATAATCTTCCGCTTTCATCACCATGACGATGTCGGAGATCTTACGGATGATTTCTTCCTCGGACCCATCACGCAGCTTGAATTTGAAATTGTACCGGTTCTGGATGAAATAGTTTTCCTGATACCCGGTGATCGTGGTGCCAAAGCGCTCGCCTTCGTCCAGCAGGTACGTCTGTGCGAAAATGCCCATATACCCTTCGGCGGCAGGGGTTGCAGTCAGCTCCACCAGGTAGTTTATGTACGGCCGGCAGCGCCGCAGCAGCTTGAACCGTTGCGAGGTATGCGACTTGAACATACTGGACTCATCCAGGATAACCATGTCGTATGGCCATTTCTTTTTGAACAGCGTACACAGCCACGCGAGGTTATCCACGCTCACCGTGTAGAAATGGCAGTCCTCGCGTGCGGCGCGCTCGCGTTGCGCTGCATCACCGTCGATGACCGATATCTTCCAGAAGCAGAGATGCCCCCATTCCTCGAATTCGCTTGGCCAGCCCACTTTCGCAACGCGCTTTGGCCCGACGATCAGCACTTTGTTAACCTTCCCGTCGACGATACGGTCCAGTGCGGCAGTGGCGGCCATCACGGTCTTGCCCAGGCCGAGGTCGACGAACAGGCCACAGAACGGCGTTCCTTTGATGAAGTCGACGCCGTCGTCCTGATAGCCGTGCATGTCCGACCGCTGGTGAATTACGTTGCGCTGGCAATACGCGATTGCCTTACTCAAAGGCGATAAGGTAGTTCTTAAAGTCTTCAAAATTGTCCACCCATGTCACGTTAGCCCCTTTGGCTTTCATCTGCCGATGGCGGTTGCGCTGCTGCAGCGTTGGTTCTTCGCCAGGGCGCTTGAATTCCACAAAAAGCACAACGCCGTTCCGGATAAAAACGCGATCCGGAACGGCCTTTTTCCCGGGTGCCGTGAACTTCGACACCCACCAGCCGCGGCCCTGCGCATACTCGCAGCAACGGCCTTCGACCTTCGATTCCCTGACGACAGGGGTTCCCCATTCGGCCATCAGTCTTTCCTGTAGAAATAGCCTTCCCATCCGGCGGCGCCAAGCGGCAATCCGGGCGCCCATGGCAGTTCAGCCGCCATGCAGCCGATCAGGTCAGCAAGGGTTAACGGACTATCCTCCGGGACTTCGGTGACGATCTCATCGTGGATGTGCATGACGATCTTAAAGCCCATCCGATGTGCCTTCTTCATCCCTTCGGCGAGGACGTCACGCGCCAGCGCCTGAACGATGTTTTCCACAAGTTTCCCACCGTGGCTGAACACCTTGCCCCAGGACGAACCATTGGCTTTTTCGATTTTTCCTTCGTACTGGAAGTTCAGCGTGGTGTACTTCTCGCCTTTGCGTTCACCGCTCTGAACCGTCATCTGGCGTTCTACGATGCGCGGGCGGAAGTAGTACATCTTGCGGCCTGACGGTAGCTTAATAGTCAGGAATGGCTTGGTGTATTCGATTGTCAGACATTTCCACTTAACCGGACGGTGCGTACGTATAACCTGGAAGACACAGTTTTCCAGCTGTTTCCATGCCTCCACGATTTCCGGGCAAAGTTCACGAAACGCTTTCACCGAATCCGCGGCTTCTTTCTGGGTCATGTGAACGCCCATGTTCTCCGCGTATCCCCACAGCCCGGTTTTCTTCCCATCGTCGCCAAGGTGGCCGCCACCAAGGCGATAACCTGCACCGAGGGTAGCCGGTTTCGCTTTAGTACGATGAGGGATTGTCTCCTCGTATGGCAATCCGAGCCAGTGGGCTGCAAACGATCGATACAGGTCATGTTTTATCGCCAGCGTATCCATAAACCATTTGCAGTCGGTCAGCCACCCGATCACGACAGATTCAATTGACGAGAGGTCGGCAACGATGAACTTGTGACCCGGCGCGGGGATAAATGCAGACCGGATACATCCAACAAGCGCGTCCATCGGTTCACCTACGAAAAGCGCCAGGTTGTCCAGTTCCCGGTTTGCGATAAAACGGTTCGCGATAGTGAGGTCTTCCACCGCTTCCAGGAATTTTGGGGTGCGTGGCAGGTTCTGCGTCTGGATCTTTCGTCCCGCCCAGCGGTTCGTCCGGCTGGCACCGGCGAACTGCAGAGAGTAGCGGAATCTGCCATCGTGGCCCGCCGCATTTTTCATCGTCCGGTATTTGGCAACCGAGTTTTTTGCGCTATTAAGCCGCAGGCTAAGAATGGGAATGGCTTCGCTATCAATGCCATTCTCTTCCTGCTCCCTGATAACCTTCTCGACCGTGTCTTTTCTAAGGTCGTCAAACGGATAGCCACGTTCGCGTAACCACGGGAGCAATTGTGAGACAGAATTAGGGTTTTGAAGGCCAGTCAGGTCTTTCATCTCTTCGATGATTTGCGGTTTGCGCATGTCAGCCAGGTCCAGTGCGGCCTGCGCGAATTCGGTATCGATCATTACGCCGCGGTCATTGATAAGCTGGTCAAGCGCATATATGTCCCACTCCTGCGGCAGTATGGGGTACTTGATGAGCCGATTTTTAATCAGCATTTCAGTTTCAACGTCGCGAATGTTATACCGGCAGAAGCCCCACCATTCTTCGGGATCCGTCAGTTCATTACGCCACTCGAAAGGGTTATTTTTGGTGACGCGTTGAGGCATACAGAACATCCGTATCAGCCGCTTGCCATCGGGGTCTTTCAGCTGGTCTTCTTTCAGCCCGATCTGCTTACCTACCTGCAGAAGATCGCCAGCAAAGCCCAGCATGTAGGCCAGAACCATCGTGCATCGCCACGATTTGTACGGGGTTTTCAGACCAAGAACACGGCGGGTCATCACCCTTTCGAATTGCGCATTGAAAGCCCACTTCTCCACGTGAGGGTCAAGCAGCGCTTCTTTCAGCTCTGCCGGCATCTTCGCGCCACGGGATAGGTCGGCGTGCTGCACCCTGCCATTGTTAACAGAATATGCTGCCATCAGGATTTTAGCATCCGGGCAGCGTGAATAACGGTCCAGGCCTTGCTTCGTCAAATCGACGCGCGCCCGGCTTTCGTAGTCAAGGTTAATAATATCGGCCATGGTGTCCTCTTATAAGAAAGCCCGCACTAGGCGGGCTTCCGGTTTCAATGCCCGACGGGCTGGGGGTTAAACGTCGTCATCTTCGTCGCCGGCGTCGTCGTCTTCCCAGTCTTCGTCGTCATCCCACGCGTCGGAGGTATCAACACGACCTTCGCCGAACGGTTCGTCATCTTTACGCTTTAAAACAGAGATCAGGTTAGCGTTTACGCGTTTGCCGTATTTGTTATCCTGGGTCCAGGGACGGATAACCATGGATACCCAGCAACCGCCGTAAATCTCTTCTTCAATCTCAGCCTTAGTCGTTAATTCCTCGCGCTCGATGTTAAAGACTTCGGGCTTTTTGCTTTCGCGCGCAGAGAGAACCCACATGCCAGCGCATTCCGGTTTGTCCGGGAAATCGACATCGCCGTCTTTCAGGAACAACATGGCCGGCGCCACTTTGAGCGGACCAGCTTTGTGATTCTTTTTGGCGACTTCGATCTGCTCTTTCAGCAGCTGGTAAATCTCTTTGTGCGTTTTCTTCGGCAGAAGCCCGACGATGCCGTATTTCGGCTCGCCTTCGCCGTCTCCGCCGTATGGTGCGCCCAGGTGCGGATATGAAGCGCGTACGTTGGAAACTTTGATGTGACCGCTCTTATACAGAACGCCGTTTTTAACTTTCTTCGCAGGAACTAATTTTTCAGCCATTTCTCTACTCCGGGTTACGAATTTACGGGTTTACCATCTTACCGATTTACACTTCATCATCGTCATCTTCGTCGTCATAGGCGCCGGAATATTTCTGATCCAGTGGTGGCCGCTTATCAGTCAGCGGTACCAGGGTCGGCTTGCCTTCCGGCTTCCATACGACGCTTTCGATGACCATTGGCGCGCCGGCGCGTGACAGTCCAAGTTTTTCCCGAAGGACTTCTTCCATCTGCGCCGGCGAGCGCAATTCAGTTTTCATATAGTCTTTTTCGTCAAGGCCGAGGAAATCGTACAGCTCCTTTGCCTTTTCGACGTTGGTATGCACGCGGTTAGAGCGTGATTCCACCAGCTTATGCCCTGGAACCGCCTTACCGTCTTTCGCGGCCCGCTCCAGCTCCAGGTCCAGGCGGGCGAACCAGTTTTCAATCACTTTGCGGTAAGGCAGGATCTTGGCCATCTCGGCAACGGAAAGGTCGCCGAACTTCGCCTTCCGCATTTTGTATTCTTCCGCCAGGGCGGCGCGTAACTGCGACATCTCATAATCTCCGAATTCAGAGTCCAGGAATTCGAGGTCGGCACCGACGGCGCATTCCATCATGTACGCCACCGCTGCGCAATTATGCGCGGCCCGGCACCACCGGCAGCCTTTCAGTGTAGCCTTGCGCTTGGCTTTGAGTGACCAGGCGGCCGCTGCACGCTCGCGGATAAACTCGGCGAAGTCAAGCAATTCGTCCACTGTCACTTCCCAAACGTCGAAATGCTCAAGCCTCGGCTGTGCGATCCGGATGATGACCCGGTCAAACTCGTACTCGTCGCTAAATGCGCGGTACGCCCCGTATGCGTAGAGCAACGCCTGGGGGTTCCCTTCCGCGAAAACCTGGACGCCGGTTCCGTATTTCAGGTCGGTGACAATCAGCACCCGGTCACGAATGATGATGTTATCCGCGGTACCGCCCTGCGGGAGAAACGGCACTACTTCGGCATCCTGGTCTTCCTCCAGCTCGTCAGCGTTGGCTGGCGGCATCAGGTCGGTGAACCAGACCCGGATTTCCGTCAGCATCATGCCTTCTTCGAACCGACACCAGTCAACATAATCCTGAACATAGTCGATCATGGAGCGGGTGACGACAATCTCATGCCGAACGCCTTTTTCCTCGATGACCTGCGTGGTTCCGATAAGATGCGTCGGTCGGATGTCCGTTTTCAGCCACTGCTCGGCGATGCCATGGGCGACGGTTCCTTCCGCCGCTTCATAGCTGCACTCGTCCTCTTCGAAAAGGTTGGCCAGCAGGCTTCCGCCGCAGGCCGTCCACATCGCAGAGGCAGACGGCGCGAAAATAGAATGTCCGCCGCCAGCAAACTCCTGCATAACACGAACCAGGAAAGACTTACTCATCCGGGTAGCCTTTTATGGCACGTAAAATTCGTTCAACGCCTACTTCATCGATTGTCTTTTTAACCGCCATTGCGCCGGCCCTTCCATAGTTGTTCCGTTTCAGGTTATGGCGGGTTTTCGCTAACAGGTCGAAACTGAAATCGGTGAAACGATACCCGGACCCGACATGTGTAACGATGAAACGGAATTCCCCGTTATGCCGCCGGCCGTTCTGGCCACGCGCTGGGGAAGTTACTCTGAATAAGGGGTTACGGTCGCCAATTTCAAAGCGGAACTCTGCCCACATAGGGACGTCTAATTCAACGGTCTTCCCGTTTACCCGTCCTATCACTTTGGCTACACCGAACTTATTCACAATAACCTCACTGTTAAAACGGCCCCCGCAGGGGCCGAGTTATACTGTCGAAGATTAAACGTCGTCTTCTTCGGAGTTGCCTTCGTCATCTTCATGTTCGGCCAGTTTGGCTTCACACAGGTCATAAATCGCGTCGAAGTGTTCTTCTTTCGCTTCGGCGATTTTAGCAAGGCCGAATTTCGCGGTGATCTTTTTGGCTTCCGGCGCGCCAAAGCGGTCTTTCACCGCAACCACCAGCGCGACTACTTCGTCTTTGGTGTGTTTCGGCTTGTCTGCCGCAGCAGTGGATTTGCCTTTGGCAGTGGATTTGCCTTTGGCGGTGGTCTTACCGGCGCCAGCGTCTTCGCCGGCTGCGGCGGAAGAAGCGCCGCCATTCGCCAGTAGCTGTTCCAGCAGGGAGTTGGTTTTTTGTTGTTCGGCCAGCAGCTGTTCAAAAATACCGGACATAGTTAAATCCTCATTCGGTTAATTTGGGTTTGTCGTGTTGACGGTTTGGAGTATGGCCATTGCCGCCTCCAGTGTCAACACTTTCGCAAAAATATTTTTCGGTACCCCGTTGTTGTATTGCGGATCAACCCGGAATGGCCCAATGCGTACCGAAATTCTATTGCTTGACCTTGCTGACTGGCACGACTAATATCCGGTTTACTTACACGCACACATGCGAGGTTTTTCTATGCGTTTCCCACCATGGGCCCGGAATGATGGCCGCTTGAAAGTCAGGTACCTTATAAGCCTTGCCGCGCTGGAGATTGATCCGGAAGGCAGGCTGACCGTACTGGCGAAGGCAGCTGGCGTTAATTACGACACCCTGCTTTGGAATATCCGCAATACGGTTTCTGCCCAAATGGCAGAGACGATATGTGACGTCGCCCGCACTTCTGGTATTCGTCCTCACTGGCTGACTAACCCGGACTGGGTTCGCTTCAACGAAGAAAGCGGAGAAATTCTTGAATGAACTACTGGAACGAATACGGAATAGCGCTGTGGGAAAACGGCTTCACCGTCGTTCCCATCATTCCGCCTGACTCGCCCAGGCCAAAAGCAGGAAAACGGCCTGCGTTCGAAGACTGGCAGAAAATCGAGAACACCCGTGGCCAGATTAACGGTTTCGTGAAGAAATACGCGTCATCTGGCATCGGCATCCTGACCAAGCACACCCCCGCGGTAGACATTGACGTCTACGACAAAGACGGGGTTAAGCACATGATGGCCGTTGTCGAAAAGAAAATCGGCGCCGGCCCGGTTCGTGTTGGCCGTCAACCGAAAAAACTGGTGCTGTGCCATACCAGCGAGCCGTTCAAAAAGGTCAAGTCCGCCACCTGGGAAGATGACTTCGGCCAGCGCCATGCCGTCGAAATCCTCGGTGATGGCCAGCAGTTCGTCGCCTTCGGTATCCACCCGGATACGCGCAAGGAATACACCTGGATCACCGAGGATACCCCGGTGAACTGCGCGGCCGCGATGGACCTGCCGGAAATCACGCTGGAGATCGCCCGCGATATCGCCGACGCGTTCGACGCCTATGCTGAAAAACAGGGTTGGATGAAAGTCGCACGGGCCATTAACGGGCGGGCGGCAGACGGCGAAGCGGACGATGACGACTGGGCGGCCATGTCCACCGTCACCAAGTGGGACGGCACCTATGACGAGCTGCGCGATATCGTCATGAAGTACCCTGACCCGGAAAACTATGAAAACTGGATCCGGGTGATGGCCGCGCTGCAGGTGTCATGCCGTGACCAGGACGAAGCGAAAGAGATCGCCCGCGACTGGTCCATGCAGGCGGATAACTATGACGAGTCGGAATTCGAGTACAAGTGGGAAAAAGGCTTTACCCATGATGCTCAGACGCTGGTGACAATCGGCACCATCATCAAAACGGTCCACGAAATCGAGGAAAAAGAAGCCCGCGAGCAAGTTTCGGAATTCACCGAAGCCTTTAATGAAGTCACTACCATGGCGGACTGGAAAGCCTGGGCAGACGACTTCCGTAAGCTGCGGGTTTTCGGTATTGAGCGCCAGCCGACTATTGACGCGGCCAAGAAAGCCTACAAACGCCTGAACGAAAGCGCACTGACCAACAAAGCCGTTAAAGAGTACCTCAGTTTCGACTTTTCCCGCGCGGATACGCCGAATTGGCTGAAAGAATACGTCTTTGCGCAGGCCCAGGACGCTTTTGTTAGCCGTAAAACCGGGATTTTACTGTCAAAAAGCGCGTTTGATTCGTCCCATGGACGTGATATCGGTGACGTGGAAGGCGGTTTATCGCCGAATAAGTTCGCCACGGACGTCGTAAAAATACCTATTATTCATGATGTTATGTACTACCCCGAAATGCACGGGGATATGCCTGAATCGAAATGGACCCAAAAAGAGGGTCTTTTAGGACCGGAATTCTTCTATGACGACGCAGGTTTGCTACGTTTAAACACTTTTTCGCCTGAAAGTATCCCTAAACCCGCGGAAAAGCTGTCAAAACTGGATAAAAAGGCCATCTCGATCGTCAAAGACCTGTTCGTCGTATTGTTTCCGGACACGAAAGAGCGAAATTACGTCATGGACTGGCTGGCGCATGTCGTTCAGCATCCGACAAAGCGTATTAACTACTCGCTTCTGATCCGCGGTGCGCACGGTTCGGGTAAATCGACCATCGGCGTGCTCATGCGGGAAATGCTCGGCGCCCAGAACATCGGGTACGTGTCCAACTCGGTCATGAATGGTCGTTTCACCGACTGGGCGGAAGGCCACATTCTGAAAATCGTAGAAGAGGTGTATGACAAGGGCGATCGGTACAGCGCCGTCGATAAGCAGAAGGAATTTATCTCGAACGACCGCTTCCAGGTTGAAGGGAAAGGCGTCAAGCCGCGTGACGTGGTGAATACCAGCTCGAAATTGATGTTCACCAACCACATCAACGCGCTGCCACTGGACGAGAACCAGCGCCGCTACCTGGTCGTCTCCACGCAGGCCGAAAACCACATGGACATGGACCGCGTTTACGGTTCGGCTAAGGAACGCGAGAAGTTCTTCTCTAACGTTTATCGGGCTATCGAAAATCACAGCGCGGCCATCAAAAAGTGGTTCATGGAATGGGAGATCTCGGAGGGGTTTAACCATAAAGGCCATGCCCCGTTGGATACTAATGCTTTCCGCGAAATGCGCGATGCAGCGAACGACGGCGCAGGCGAATTTATAGCGGACATGATCAAGGGTGGCGTGACACTGGGCGTGTGCAAAGACATTATCTTTTCGCCCTCATTGAACGACGCATTTATGGAAGCCGAAGGCATCGAGATGCCGAAGACCTCACGCATGAAAAACCTGCTCATGGAACTCGGTTTTACTCAAGCTGGGGTACTCTGTTTCAATCGCAAAAGCGGAAGGGTATTCGTCAGAAAACGTGTACGCAATGCGTTCCAGGAAAACGGCACGCTGAACACAAAATGGGCGCAAACTACGCTCAAAAAACACAATGCCGAAGTCGAAAAGAAAATCGGAAAACAGAAAAATCCGTTCGACGATGAAGATGACGACGAGGTATGAGATCGAAAAATCACTAAAAAGGGGCTTCGGCCCCTTTCTTTTTTTGTCGAAAAACGGAACTTTTTTATCGAAAAACTGAACTTTTTTGTCGAAAAATCGCATTTTTTGACCCCAAAAATGGCCGTTTTTGACCAGTTTTCGGGGGGTGGCAAACTTGTAATAATTTGTAAGTGCTTGAATGTAAATCGTTTTTCGCGATTATTATTTATTACAAGTTGAGGTTACTTATACACATACATAATATGTATACCGATTACGTTTTACTTTTAATCTTGTATAGATTTCCTTGTTTTCTTGTAACTTGTAATAAATATGGAGAAAAAGATATGCAGAACAGTGGGTTATCGATTTATTACAAGTTGTTCGTCTTGTAGTAAACTTGTAATTTGTAATATTCTGCATTTCGTAGCGACGTATGGCAGCGTAAGGTCACACCCCATAACGGTAATATAATCAATCTGTTGCGGGGCTAAACGGGGTCTGCGGCCACCACCCCTGGAACGCAAAATCACGTCTGCCCTACGGGCAAAACTCGAAAAAACGCCCGTAAACCATTGATTTTGAAAGTGGGGCTATGGGGATCTCGCCGCATTTTCTTCCACCGCGGCTCTGCGCACCCCCGGCACGCCGACAGCCCCGGGAAGTACCTTTTTAAAATCGATCCGGATTCCTTCGCCAGCGCCACCAGGACAGGCGCAGCCTCGATCATGGTACACCCCTACAGCATACCCCCACGATCGCCCCGTCTAGACCCCATAGCGGCGGTATAATCGGCATACCGGCACCATGTCACACGGTCCCACCTCCACCCCTACACAAATGCAGGCCATATCACGGCGATAAGCGGCCTCATTGAACGCGCTTCGAGTGCATTGATACGGTCACGCCAGGGCCGCGCGTTTGACACTCGCCGCGAGTGCAATGCAGCAAGCCCATAGCACGATATAACGCGCCAGCTGCCGGGCAGGTATGCACCTGCATCACGTGCAATTAAACGGCGTTAAAAACGGCTGTAGGACGGCATAAAGTGGGCGGACGATGAACCGGGATGAGTGCAAGATTTTTTTCATCCACTGGTCACGACGTAGCGGATACCAGCGGCCCGAACTATGGGCGGCGGTCTGTAGGTTCGGGTATAGGGAAGACGTAAAAAAGCCCGCTCAATGGCGGGCCTTATGGGGCGGGAATATGGCAGGCGGCTAGTCGCCTATGGTGCATGGTGGCGCGGCATCGATTACATCGGTTAGCGCCCAGTGTAGGGATTTTGGGTCATCCTCCACAAAATAGACCTGCACAGGGCCGGGAATGACGGCCATGATCCAGGCCTGCGATACCGCCCACAAATCCGCCGCCGTCAACGGATCGCCGTCAAAGTCGGATAACTCCGCCTGAGCGTGAGCGATAACGGCGTTTTTGCGGATATCGTCAGGAGTCGCCCCGCTGACCGTTACCACGACCGGATCGGACGGGCCGCGCATATCGTTGCAAATAAGAATGGTCAGGCGCTTTATCATTTTTCACCGCCTACGCCGTCCAGCGGCTCGCCGCGCTTACAGCTTATCGAGAATAGCGCCGCTTTTTCCGGGAATCGTGCAATCGACTGAATGCAGTCGGTATAAGATAAATCCCCGTCGATCACGTAATCATCGCAATCTGACGCCATCGCGCCGGGGTTAACAGTGCACAGTGTCACCACTAAAAACCATACAGAAGCCATAATAATCACCTTTTTACTTTTTAAATTTACGACCGCTGGCGCGGAGTTTACGGCGGTAATCGCTGGAAATGATGACAAGTGCCACGGCGAACATTACCGCCGGGAAAACGACGTCCAGAACATCACGGAAAGCGAACATAGATACCCCCTAGAAAAAAGATTTAAGTAAGCCCGGTAAAACCGGATTTTTGCGGATGGTGAGCACTTTAAGGCGGTCCCGCCCCTCGGTGGTCCAGATAGTGACCGTCCAGGCGCGGGCCTTGTCATCCCACGATAAATCAGCATCGACCCGCGTAAAGCGAAGATCTCCCGCCGCTTTAAAGCCCTTTGCCGTGATATGCCAGATCCACTTCTCCGCCGCGTAGCGAGCTTGGGCCCGGCGGATCTCATTAGCTCGCATATTCGATCCCCTCGATGCAGCGGAACGGCAGCGCATGGTTGTAGTGAGTGTCACGGGTCAGGCCGTGCCGCATATCCCACAGCGCATTAAGGCGCATTAAAGCCGGGTAAATCATTATGTCGGCCTGAGACGCTATCAGCGTCATTCCTCCCGCCGTGGTGATTTTGACGGGTTTAACCATAAGCGCTTTACCGGATACCGCTTCCACCCCGGCGGCGGCCGCGTCTTTACGAGCAACTGCTTTCCAGTCGCGCAATGATTTAATGGTCTTCTTCACCTGGCGACGGTAGACGCTATTCCCGCGTACGGTCCACAGTGAGCGGAGAATATGCGCATAAAACGCGACCTTCGCGGCGCTGTATTCGGCATCGGTGGCATAGTCCGCGCGGTGAACGTGTGAAGGGCGGCGGTTATCGGCATAACAATATGCTTCCACGGCGGCCAGGTCCCGATCCATCGCGGCGATCTCCGCGTCGATCTCTTCGCGGGTGAACTCGGAATAAATAAGCGCTTCAAAGCCGTTATCCTGGCAAAAAATAGCGTCATTCCGTAAACGGCTGGACCGGGCGGCGGCGGCTACTTCTGCGATTTCCTCCGCTGATTTGCTCACCCCGTAGCGGTCCAGCTCGCGATCCAGGTAGAAAGCAAAATCAGCCTCAAAGGACCAGCCGCGCCAGATGAGGGACCCGCTTTCTTCGCGGATCTCCACTTGTGTAGACCCATACTTATCAAAGTTGTATTTGACCGTGATCCCGTCGTTCAGGTTGAAAGCGTTAATTTTTGCGGTAATTTCGTCGTATGTCATCGTGAGCACCTCGTTTATAGTGTTTTTGCGTCTCCCCGCCGGGTTTGATTAATGTAGTCTGCACCCGAAACGAGTGCAAGCCCCTGAACCGGATTTATTTCGTTTTTGCTTTCCACGTCACCCCGGTTTTTAGTGGTTCGGGTATGAGCGCCAGTAAAAAAGGCGGCTTATCGCCGCCCTTCCTTAATCCATTCCAACAGGGCGTCGCCCTGGTCCTGTGAGGGCCAGATAAGCCCACAACATACCCCACCCGCCACCGTGTAAAGGATAGGGCGGACCAGGCCGCCCCCGTCGCCCGCGATTATGGCGATCACGGTAAAGCCAGCGATAAGGCCACACGCGGAGAACTTTACGACGGCCTTTTTTGCGTCGGTATTCATGCGCGCCCCCTTATCCGATCACGCGTACAACGTTCACAAAATCGTTATTATCAGATAATGAGATAAATAGCGCCGATGTATTAGATTCACCCATTACGCCGATGAATCCATAGTCCGACATTCCGCCGTCACTTATGCGCATAAAATCCGCCATACAATAAACCTGGCCGCTCAGGTCAAAATATTCGTTTTCGATATATTCGTCACCGGTACCGTCGCGATCCTGATATACCTGTTCCCGCTGTTCTGGCGTTAAATCGTAATAGCTCACACAGTCCAGCTCATACGCCAGCGGGATAACCTTCGCGCCGTCATCCGTGTACCATGGTTTATAAGCGAGTAAATCGGCGTCGGCGTCAAAATGTACGGCGTCAATCCCGTTTTTGCGGATATCGGTCAACAGCTCGATCAATTCGTCATCGATTCCGTCGGCGGCTAACGTCTCCCCGATATCGTCGCAAAGCGGTTCAAGGCGAACAATGATCCCCGTGTCGTTAGATTGTGTTGTACGGTGGCAATAATACGCGGCTTTATTATCCGCCAGGGCTAACAATTGTCTCCACTGGTCAACGTTGCAATGACAAGCGGCGATAAACATCGTTTTATAGGTGGCAGCGTTTTCGTAATTAACGGTAAACATAATCAAACCCCCACGGCTTTTATTGAGATAACGCGAACATTTACAGGCGGTAAAATCGACCCATCTAACAGCGGCCCTCCGGTATTACGGGCCTTAATGTTAGCGATCACGTTTTTAAGATGTTCGTATGAATCCACGGTCCCGGAATAGCGGCGATTCAGGCCAGCGAAACGAGGATCGTTATAATACGCCTCCACTGTTACGACCCGGCGGAATGGAAGCGCTTTAGGGAATAACGCCGCGCGGGCCTCGTTTACCGACGTTACCGACGGGGCGCGGAGTACCGCCGCGCGGGATGAATTTTTGCCCGTTAAATAAACGCGATTTAATTCCGGCGCATATTTATGCGATTCAATTTTGAGTTTCATAATTAGGCACCTTGCAAAATTAAAGTGAAAATATTATTGGAACAACCGATCAAACGTCCGGTTTTACGTTCCCGCAAATAAATAGTCATACGACCAAAACACGGGCGGCGCTCAATCCGGCAACGTTTTAAAACGCGGCGGACGTCCGCCCCGATATAAACGCCTATGATGAAATAGCCGATAAAAATAATGGTCATCATTATTCGGCCTCGCTGACATACCAGCCCACAGTCTCACCCCGGCGGCGGCCTTTCGCGATATAATCGCGCTCGACTTCCAGCCCAATAGCCTCAGCAATCCGGATCATACATTCGAGGCCGCAAGCGCCGTCCAGGGAGATCCGGTCATCTTCAACGATGTACGCCATACCGTAAAGGCTGTCAGGGCGATCATTTGCGCGGGGGATTTCTCCGGTTTTAAAGAAATAGTTTGCGCGGTCACTTAATTTGACCAAACGATCCTGATAGCAGGCTTCCAGCCAGCTACCGAAAACAGTTCCGCGCATATCATACCCGCCGCCCATACATTTAAAGCGGTCTCCGGTTGACGTGTCATCAAGGCGGCAAATGTTGTAGCCGTAAGTATCACGACCACGGGAGACAGACCAGGACAGTGCCAGACGTTTAATCTTTTTCATCTCTTTAACCTCGTTTATGTTGATTCGTTGTTCGCGTCACCCCGCCGGGTTCGATAAACATAATATGCACCCGAAACGAGTGCAAGCCCTTTGACCGAATTTATTTCATTTTTGCGTTTTACGTCACCCCGGGGCGCGCCGCCCTGCCGTCATCCAACCGGGACCAATACCCCGGCGAGCCGCGCCCCGCCTGGCTTCCCGGCCTTTACGCCCATCGGCGCTACTCCAACGAATCCAATAAAATCAATGGTTTACAAAAAAAAAAATCACACCTTTTTCGGGATCCATAGGGGCGCCAAAATTCAGGAGCTACAGGTACGCCGAAACTCGGATTTTCTATAAAAATTCTGGACTTCCTTACTTGGCCGACCCCGCAGGCGGAAAATTTTTAGCGGTGCGCGCTTACTTGGCCGATCCCGCAGGTGGAAAATTTTTAGCGGTGCGCGCTTACTTGAAAAACCTCGCAGGTGGTGATTTTTTCCTGCGTTTTTTCCGGCCTCTTACTTGGCCGATCTAGCGGGCTGAGATTTCTTACTTGGCCGGTCTAGCGGGCTGAAAATTTTTAGCGGTTCTCCACAGCGGGCTTACTTGAAAAAGTTAGCCGGTGCCGATACGCTGAAAGTGAAATCATTTAAGAGGACTAGCACTATGAAAAGATCACACCCGTACTCGGTTGAGATGCCGGCAAGCCGCTGGAAAGATATTGGAGGTCAACGGTTCGGGCGCTTAACGGCATTGCAGCCCACGGGGACTAAACGCTATGGGCAGCATGTGTGGGTCTGCCGATGTGACTGCGGTGGGTATAAATTGGTGCCGATCGGGGCATTGAAGTCGGCCATAGGCACGAAATCATGCGGGTGTGCTTTATATGATGGGTCGAGAAATACAAAACACGGTATGTCGGATACGCCGATATACAACCGCTGGCGGTCAATGCTACGACGCTGCTATGAACCTACAAATAAAGCGTACAAATACTACGGCGGCCGGGGAATTACCGTGTGTGAACGCTGGCATGAATTCGAGAACTTCTACGCTGACATGGGTTTACCGCCTACCCCTAAGCACCAGATCGACCGGATAGATTCCGACAAAGGGTACAGCCCGGATAACTGCCGGTGGCTTACCGGTGCGGATAATGTGAGAAAAGCCATGTTCGAAAGAAAAGCCCGCGGTTTTAATCGGTAGGACGAGGCATGTCTTTTTTGACGAACCACCCTTTCCGGGAAAACGATTGACACACGGAACGTATGCAACTACAGTTCAGCGTGACTGATATGCAAATTTAACGACGGAGAATACCGATGAACGACGCGATTATCCTGGATGACCTGACGCCGGCCATGATGACCATGGAGACGGACGTGGAACTGCCGTCAGGTATCCGGGCTAACAGTATCACTGGCAACCTGATCGGCCTCAAGCCGGGCGAGGTCTACGTTTATGCGCAGGAGCTGGACAGCAGCAAGGCGCTGGCGGACCTGCAGACCGAAGCCACGGCGCTGCGCTACAAAATGCGTAACGGCGTGTCGTCTTCCCTGCGTAACGCCAAACGGGCCTGCAATAGTCAGTTCTCACTGGAAACGGCGCTGGTCATGTACCCGTCTGGTCGTGCGTTTATCCAGGTGGCGATCAAGCGCGTTGACGACGGCGCCGGCACCCAGGAAGACGACGAAGTTTAATCCTGTAGGACGCGGCACCTCTTTTTTGCCGTACCACCCTTTTCACCCGGAGACACACATGACCCCACTTGACTCGAAAGAAGAACTCGACCTTAGCAATGACCGTGAAGCCACGGTTGCCCGCTGGTATAGCCACGATGACCAGCTGGGATTCATCAAGGTCGAAAGCCCGAATGGCGATATTGACGCTATCAGCCGGCTTACCCGTGATGACGCCATTGCACTGATTGCTGCGCTGCAGCGGGCGTTCGATATCCCTGACCGCGCCGCCGAACTGGAACTGCTGCTGGAGATGCGCGAAGAGACGACCCTGAACCTCATGGAGAAGTCCGTCATGGCAGGCATCGCGAACATCATGTACGAGAACGGCCTGAAACGCGCCACCATCACCCCGCAGAACGTCATGTCCGGCTTTGTGCCATCGCTGTCGATCGACGTCAGCGTGCCGGGCGTCGTCATCTACACCCTGAACGGAGAACCGCTCAATGGAAAACCTGATACCGAGTAACATCGCGCTGGCCGTGAATAACTGCGTGACCGGCAAAAAGATGCTCGACGCTGGCCCGGCGTTCCGCTCCCTGGAAGATAAATACGCCGTCGCGATTTATGCCACCCATACCGGTTCGGCCATCGTAGGCAACCGCGGTACCGGCAAAGTGCTGTTCAGCTTTGGCGATCATGCGCGAGCGAAGGGCGGGAAGGCCCAGGGGTCCGAACAGGTTAGCCAGATGATCCACTACATCATCGGGCTGCTGTACTGGGCCAATACCCACATGCCCACGCCGGAAGTCGCAGCCGTACTGGCGGACATCGCTGGCGCAAAACACTAAGAAGGAAATCCCATGTCAAATAAAGCCGACTATTTCGATATCCTCGTCGACCTGGCTCGCCAGGAGGCGGCAAAGGCTATCGAAAAATACCCGCAGCCGAATTACACCATGCTGAAATTCTCGGAGGAGGCAGGCGAGGTGGTCAAGGCAGCAGTGCATTACGCGGAGCGCCGTGATACCTGGGTCCACGTCGAAGAAGAGATCGTGCAGACCCTGGCCATGCTAATCCGCTTCCTGCGTGAAGGTGATGGCGTCAATAAAATCTACCCGCCGAAAGACCTGCGCGCTGCCATGCGAGGGAACCGTGATGAATGATAGCCTCTTACACCGCCGCGGCGAAAACTGGATACGCCGCTGGACCAAACGTAAACGCCGACCAATGAAGCACAAAGAGCTGGACGGTCATGCGCGCATACGCCTGACGCCATACCTGCCGTCACTCGCGAAACTGCTGCTGGCGTCCATCCTGTTCATGGTATTGGTCGAGCTGGTCGCCTGCGTGGCGGTCTTCTATGTCGTCCTGACAATGGGGGCGAAATGATGCCGGTTAACCAAAGACTGCTGTATGCGCAAAAGGCGCGTATCGCCATCGACGCGATCGGCATCTCTGCCGTTGTCCGTTTACTGCAGACGAAGATCGGGAAGTGCTCTGCCGCTGAAATGACGGAAGACGAACTGGCCCTGGCCACAGTGCTCATCGATGATGCTGTCAGTAAAGCGCTTAACGGTCGGGAGGAACTCTGGCTCAAGAACCGGGCGGAGTCAGCGGAACGCGACCGCTGGAATGCACAGGTGGAGAAGCGCAAGGATGAGCGCCAGCGCCGCCGTAACGAAAAGAGAGCGCGCGGATGAATGACCTACACGCTATACGCCTTATGGCTCGTATCGCTGCCCTGCAGGCCGAAATGGAGGCGATGAAAGCCGCCAATTTTGAACGCCAAATCAATGGCGAAGCGCTGGCCTACGATGCTGACGCCTTTTTCTATATTGGTTGTCAGTTCAATGCCATTTCAGACGAAGCCATTCAGGCAGGACATAACACATGAATACCGAATTACTGCAGGCGTACGCGAAGACTCGCGCTGACCGGCTCGACCAGGTGCGCAGTAAGATCGCCATCCTGAACAGCATTATCGCCGACATCGAGGATGAAGCGACCCGGGTGTATACCGAAGTCCTCGGCAACACGATGGTCGACCCTGACGCTGACGAAGGTGCCTTTGTCAAAGTCGATAAAGAGTATGCCGAAATGGCGGCAGACCTGCGTAGCGCCCGGGAGACGAACCGTGTGCTGCTGGCCCATCTAACCGCCGCCCTTGTGCGTGCGCCATTCCTGAATCTGTTTGCAAACGGAGATACCCCCAATGAAAGTTAAAGGCTTTGAGAAAGTCATTATTCTGCATCTCGGCGCGCTCTTTGGCGCCGCAAACGCCGGCGAGAAGTCGGTAAAGAGTTTCCACCGCACGCTGCTGAACACGCCGAACATGGACGAAATGAGCGTCCACGAATTCGCCGCGGGCCGTGTGAGCGATCTGCTGGCGAAGCATGAAGTGAAAGACCCGATCGGCTATAAGACGATTGGCTTTGCGCCGTACGCCGACTACGTGGGCGGCAAGTTCGCCATGGGCATCCCGGGTACTAACGCCATCGTGCTGCAGGCCGAAAAGCGTGAACGCGTGCTGCCCGGCGTCAGCGTGCGCAACGAAGTGACGAAGCGCATGGACACCTGGCGGGAGAAAGAGATTGAAGGCTGGGAGCCGACCCGGAAAGACTGGGCGCAGCTGAAAGACGATGTCGAAGCCGAAATGCTGAAAACCGCGCCTATCCGCCCGACCCGCTACAATGTGATCATCGCCGTCCCGTACGTCTACGTGTTCACCACCAGCGCCAAGACCGCCGAAGAGATTAACTCCCTGCTGCGTGCCGCGTTCGGTACCTGGCCAGTGGAACCCCTGCTGATCAACGACTTCGTGCTGCGTCAGTCAATGGAGAAGGTCGTACGCGGCAACATTGACGGTGTCACCGGCGACGACTTCATCCACATCAAGCACGATGACGGCGACGACGTGAAGTTCAAGGACATTGACATCCACAAGGACGAAGTGGTCCTCGACTACCTGGCGCGGCATTACACGGTTCGGGCGCTGAACATGCGGGTCGACGAAGGCGAGATGCGCCCGGGCGTGGGCAATGTGTTCTTCCGCCTGACCGACAAGGCGATCATCTCCGGGATCCACATCGGCGAGGCTGACGTTGACGCCAACTATGAAGCCACCCTGGAACGCTACAACAATGACAGCGGCACGTTCCTGACCTACATGGCCAACCTGTTCCAGACGGTGCTGTCGCTGCAGGACGTCATTGACGTCTTCCGCGATAAGATGGACATCACGGTTGAGGTCGACGCGCAGCTGGAAGACGACGACGAGGTGTGACATGGCAGGCCGTAAACACACTAAACCGAATCCCCACATTGCCGAGCATAAACGCCTGCTTGGCGCTATGGCTGTCGGCGAGTCCTTCTTCGTGAGCGGCAAGCGGCCTGCGGACTTGGGCTACGTGCGGCGCCTGGGGTACCAGCTGGGGTATAAGCTGGCTATCCGCTGGGTGCTGCGCGACCCGATTTACGGCCGCATGGGATCCCGCGTCATGAGGGTGGGCTGATATGGGCTACCTGGCGAAGAAACGGACGGCATACTGGCAGGACAAAAAGACGGGCCAGATCATCAAGACCCGTCAGCCCGAGTCCTATACGCCATGCCGCGAGTGGTTCATCTATTTCCGGGAAGTCCGCCTGCTGCATAACGCGGCCGCCGGGCAGGTCTGCGCCGAGGATGTCGGTACCTGCCTGTCGTTCCTGGACGACCCGGACTGGACGAAAGTCGACCTGGAAACATTCACCTACTGGGATTTGATTTATCGCAATCCTGACGTATAGTGATCGGGACATGGGATGAAATCTTCATGCTCGGTGTTCCACTGACATTAAAGCCCGGCACGCTTTGTCCGGGCTTCTTTTTTGCCTGCAGAAAGCGTTTGACACACGAATCGTGTTCAGCTACATTTCTCAGGAGTCCACAAAAAGGAACATCCCATGAAGAAGCACTTAATGTCGTTTGGCCGCTTTGACCAGAATCGAATCGGCAAACAGACCATCTACATTTTCCCCCTCCCGCACGGCCCGCGCTGCATCGTCCGCGTCGAATACGACCCGATCGAGGAAGAGACGGCGGTACGCATCCACAACACCGAGGAACGCAGCTGGCCGGATATCGCCGACTTCGTGCCTGACCTGTCAGAGCGGTTCGGGCGGCTGTATCACGCTCTCTTCAATGAGCCGGACCCCCGCTTCACCCGCAACGGCAAACAGGTCGTTTTTCCGGCCATCATCCTCGATGTAATTCTGCATGACCGCACCGACGGAAACGGGCAGGACGAAGGGTCCGCCGACCGCCTGGCGAAGAGGCTGGAAGATTTTGACCTCATCGGTGCGCCGGCGCCACGCGATACCGTGTGCGCGCTGATCATGTGCGTCATGCTGGAAGAGGAATACGCCGTCGGGTCGACCCGCTGTGACCTCTGGTGGCAGCGCTCATGGCTCCAGCGCGGCCTGCTGCGTTCCGGCCTGTGCAACCCCTACTCACATCCCCGCCCGCCACTCCGTGAGCTGGCGCAGGCGCCCCGCCAGTGGCACTGGGAACGCAATGGCATCGCGTCAGACCGTCCGGATGATAACTGGGCCATGATCGAGAACTGCTTCAACCGGTCATTCCGTGCGGCGCTGGTGGTGGACGTGTGGCAACCGTGGGCGGTGAACGGCAACGCCCTGCAGCTGATCCGCGAAGAGGATATCGAAGTATGACCACCAGCGCAGAAGACCGGGCAAAAGCGGACTGGCTGCGCCCGTACAAAGACCACCTGCTGTTCCCGGCGACCAGCATTTCCATTGAGGTCCACGGGCCGGAGAAACCGCAATGCGTTGGCCTGTCAGAAGCGATTGACTTCATGGCTACGCTCATGCTGTGCATGAAAGAGCATGGCAATGATAAAGCGGCTATCAAGTCCTGCGCGCGGGCGCTGCATAACCGCGCCGTGGATATCCACAATAAGGTTTTTCTGGCTGACGTGATGAAAGCGTTTATGCCTGACGCCATCATCCGTACCAGGGTTAAAGAGCTGGCACAGGCCGACTGGAAGGCCCAGCGCCAGATGATCCGCGATGGCGTATGGCCATCGTGGATGATGGAGGACACCGATGGAAACTAAAGACCACAAAAAGGTTATCCAGTATTCCGACCAGTTCTTCTGTTCGTGGTGCGGGAAGACATGGGACGCCAACGACCCCCATCCGCCGGAGTGTTCGGAGAAAAAGGCAGATGTTCATACCATTCAGCGCAGTCACGACCGCCTTAACTATCGCGCGGCGACAGAGGCGGCCATTGAAATGTCCGTCTTTCTGCGCGATGGCGTGACCACCGGGCCTGTCTGGCCGACGCCGCCGCAGGCGTATTACCTGCAGCGCCGCGGAGTCGGCTTTGTGGTCTGGGCGAATGGCCCGAAGGAAGCGTATAACTACGCCGTACGCGTTGGGATGCGACCGACGTACATGCGCCGCATCGATATCCCGGACCGCGCGTACGACGTGAAGACGCCGCGTGCGGAGATCAACCCGCTGACCCTGGAGCTGGTGCGCAGCCGTTACCAGAATTTCGGTGAGGTCGTCACCCCGGTCCAGTTCGTGTCACGACAGAAGGAAAAACGGAAATGAAAAACGTAATTAACGACCAAAAGGTCATCCAGGAAATGTGCGTAGATATTATGAGCGCAGGTGCGATCCCGGATGCAGGTAATATTCAGGCATATCTTAACATCCGAAAAGACCTATGGGATGGCCCGGACGACGTCAGCATTTACAGCCTGAGTATCAACCATTCTCGCAATGAGTTGGGTAACAAAGTCTGTCTTGTGGAAATGCAGACCGTACCGAATAATGCGCGGCTTCTCGGTAAATGGCCTGGCGCTGCGGCAAACGAATTGGCCATGGAAAAGGTATTACGCAAATTTTTAGCGGAGAAAAGGCCATGAGTAACGTGACAAACATCGTGGTCCAGAGTGACCAGCAGAAAGTGTCCGGTGGCGGCTTCCTGCGCAATGTCGACCGCTGGCTTCGTATCCAGTCCGGTGCAAGTCTTCGTTCAGTATCCCATAAGGCCGGCGGTAATAAAAACATGGAAGTCTGCCTATCCGCCGGGGCATTCAATAATCTCGACTGGCGTAGCTTTCTTAATGCGCTCCCGGGTATGGTGGATGACCCTGATGAAACGATCATCGTCATTGTGACTACGCAAGATGACCAAGTGCATACATGGAGAAACAAGAGTGAGTGAATACGTTGACAACCTCATCGCGCTGAAAGCCCGGGAAGCGCATGACCTGAAAGAGATAGGCGACCAGTGGCGGACACCGGACTGGCTGTTCTTCGCGCTGGACAAGCTGTTCGGCCCGCTGGTGCTGGACCTGTTCACCGATGGCCAGAACGCCAAATGCACGCGCTATTATACCGCGGAGGATAACGCGCTGCGCCAGGACTGGGCGGGCCGACTGAAAAGGATACAGGCGGAACTGGAGGCCGAGGCGGAAGTGTACGACGTCGCCGACCACGTTCAGCGGGTGTGGGGTTTCGCTAACCCTCCATACAGCCGTAACCGTGCGGCGGAAGTGCCGCTGACCGGCATGGTCAACATCATGGCCAAGGCGGAAGAAGAACGGAAGAAAGGCGCGGGTACGATCTGGCTGATTAAAGCGGCAACGGCTGAAACGCGGTGGCCCGATACCATCGCCACGCGCACCATATTCATCAAAGGGCGCATCGGTTTCGAACCGCCGGTATGGTTCAAAGCGAAGACGGGCGCCGCAGGTGCAACGTCCGCGGGCTTCGGCGCCGCGGTAGTCATCTTCGACCCGGAAGACGAAGAAAAACATGCCCCGGAGTACATCTCCCGGGAAGCACTCATGGACATCGGATTGCCCATGGCCAACATCATGCAGGACGTCCGCGAGAAGTGGATCGCCCAGTGGGACGAGGTATGAGATGAAACAGGTTCGTGTTCATAAACGTGAGGTCAAAACAATGAAATTAACCAAAACAGTAACCCGTAACGGCAAGATCACCGAAGAGAAAACGTTCGACGTGGAAGTCCGCCGCGATGCCCACGGCGTCAAACTATGGTGCGGTGATGACTGGTATCTCGATCAGAATAAGGTCGGGAAGACGATCAACCCTGACCCGTTCACCGAGGTCGTCTGGTCAGTCGCCGAAGAGGAAGGAAAGAATGCCAAAGCCAAACGTGTATAACGATGGCGTAATTGGCGAGCAGGTAAGCCTGGCGGACGGGTATGACCCGGACGCCTGGTACTACCATCCCGTCTTCTTTCACGCCAGTAATAACTACGATGGGTCGAATCTCGACGCGCTGCTGGACGCATACCACCTGGAGTGCGAGGGCTTCTACCTGGGCGAAGGCTACCCGCGAGCGCTGGAAGTGCCGCTGCGGGTGGCGTACGACAACGCGAAGACGGACGAGATGCGTGCCTCCGTGCTGCGTACCTGGATGCCGCGCCCGACGTCGCTTAACGGGTCCGGCTGGTTTCTCCTGTATACGGCGCCGACGGAATTCGATGGCCCGTATGCCTGTTTCGCGAGGGTCAAAGATGGCCAGAAATAAATACGCGGGCGTCTGCTACTACTGCAAAAAGCATGTGCCGGCCGGCGCCGGCCATTACGAACGCTATGCCGGGTCATGGCGAACCATCCATGTCGAATGCGTGTTCAAGCAGCGCGCGGAAAAGGCGCAGAATGGCATACATAAACGGCTCTAAACCGTTCCACTATTTTAACGAGTGGGACCCAAAAACCGCAGCGTGGCTTCGCGAATTGATCAGGCGCGGCCACCTGCCAGATGGAATTATCGATGAACGATCAATCACCGAAGTCGCCCCGGAAGACCTCAAAGGCTTCGCCCAACACCATTTCTTCGCTGGGATCGGAGGCTGGCCGCTGGCCCTTAAACTCGCCGGATGGCCGGCGGATGCGCCAGTGTGTACGGGAAGTCCGCCGTGCCAGCCTTTTAGTGTGGCTGGAAAACGAGGCGGGCGGGACGACTCCCGTCACCTGGCTCCGGCCTTTCTCGACCTCATCGCAGAGCTGCGACCTCCAGCTATTTTTGGCGAACAGGTTAGCGCAGCAATTAAAGAATTGTGGCTCGATGCTCTATTCGTTGAGCTGGAAGACGAAGGCTACGCCTGCGGGTCGGCAGTATTGCCAGCGTGCAGCGTCGGCGCCCCGCACAAAAGAGATCGCCTTTTCTTTGGCGCTATCGACCTGGCCGACCTCGTCAGCGACGGACTGGAAAGGCGGCTACGCGGGTGGGCGGATAAGGAATGGCAAAATATCCGTCGACCGGCTGGACGTGGCGGCGCAGCTGGCGACCTATCCAACGCCGAACACCTGCAACGACCGCAGCCCATGTCCGGACTACGCGCGGGCGGGATGGTTCCGGGAGGACGGGACGAAGAAGCATATCCGCCTGCAGGATATCGCGGGGATGGCGGGATGGCCAACGGTGACGACGATCGACAACAATCAGGTACGCGGGGAGGCGGGCGCAGCGGGCCATCCGGATCGGTCGACGACCCTGGGCGGCGCAGTTCGTCTCGCCAGCTACCCGACACCACTGACGGTACCGGACTCGCCGGCATCGAAGGGGCAGTTATCGGGGAGCTATCGGGAGGGTATGGCGAAGTGTACGCCTGTTCCGGACTTCCCGATCAGGATCACGGCGCATGGTCAAATGCTGACTGGCTGCTATGCCGGGATGGAAATTTCCGGCCCGTTGAATCCGGCACATTCCCGCTGGCTAATGGGGTACCCGCCCGAGTGGTGCGACTGCGCGGATACGGAAACGCCATCGTCCCGCAAGTCGGCGCCCAGTTCATCCGAAACTTTATGGTGGGAACTGTAGATTTTCTAGAAAACGTTTGACGCACAAAACGTGTGCAGCTAGTATTCTACTCGAACAACAAAACAACCCGGAGATATACCATGTCAGAGAATAAAGAAATGCCGGCCAAAAACAGAATCGTTCACCCGAGAACCGAACTCCGCTGGCCGCCCTTCCATAGCAATTTATTGAATGAAGCGTTCCTTACCTCGGTTAAAGGCGTCTTTGATGAGATGCTTGGTCGTCTTTACTACGGCGCGGATAAGCGCAAAGACTGGGCGACAGCCGAACCGTGGAAAGAACTGACCGAGCACGAATGCCGCACCTGTATTCGCGATTCAATCGCCAAAGGTAAGCTGATCGACGCGATGAACTATCTCATGTTCGCGCATCTCAACGGATATAAGCTCCTTACTTTGCGTACCACACCCGTTGATTCACATATGCGTGACCAGCTGGCAAAGGCGATGGGCGTCACTGGCCGCAGCTGGGATGAAATGCTGGCCATGGTAGGCGCGGTGAATGCGCAGGCGTTTGAACATGAAAAAACGATTGAGGCGATCGCGAAAGAATTAAAACTCGACCCGGACGCTCCAGCGGATACGATAATCTCCACCGTCCATTTCCTCGTTAAGCGCTGCCAGTCCGCCGTAACCGAGGTCGATATTACCGGGTGCACTGATCCGGATGTCATGGAAAACGTCGCGAAGGTGATAAAAGCGAATAACCAACTGGCGGCCTTCGCGTGGGATGGTCGTAAAGTCGGTACGTCGCCCGCTATGGCTGCGCCGTACGGCGTTAAGGCATCTAAAAAACGGCAGCAATACGAACTGACGATGGATGTCGATAACTCCGGTATCGCCTCGCCGCTGTTTATCTTCCGCAGCAAGAAAGACCGGGATGACTATCTGCCGCTGCTGCGCACCTTCCTCGGCGCGCTGGAACAGGCGGCGTACGGTAAAGGCCGCGAGCGTCACGCCAATGACCTGCCGTTTGTCGAACAGCCGATCCTGACCATGGCGCGTATGCTGGACAGCGACGCCGGCCTGGCGCAGCAGGTTATCAAGAAAACCGTTGAAGCACGGTCCCTCCCTACGAAGAAAGCCCGGGTCAATGAACTTCGCGGGACGCTGGTGTACGCCGCAGCGATGATCCTGTTCGAAGAGATGTATGGCCATACCGATGACCCTGACGAGATCGACCTCTAAAGGCAAAGCCGCGCTTACTGGTGCTGTTCAGCGGGGGTCGTACCTCCGCTTACATGACATACCGGATCCTGAAAGGATGCGCGGCCAGCTGCGAACCATTTATGGGAGATTAACATGTCAATGTTCGACGTAGCCCGGAGTATCGCGGAGAAATACGCAGCGATGCCACCGGACCCTGATTACCCGCTCTATGGGGATATGATCCGCTTTCGTGACAAATACAACGGTCGGGAATACTCCGGCATCGTCCTCGGACATTGCGATGGTATCCCGATTTTCTGGAAGCCATGGCGGGTGGAAGTGCGGGTATGCCACACCGACGGTACCGTAGCGTTCCCACCGCTGCCGGTGATGCACGTGGAAAAAGACGAAATCATTAAAGTGACCCGCGCCGACGGCAGCGGAGAATGGACCAAAGAAGAGGAACACCCATGAAAGCAAAACCAGAACACATCGGCAAAATCCACCTCGTATTCGACGTGGAAAACCTGTCATGCATGACCAACGGCCACCTGCTGTCATTTGCGTGCGTCATGTTCCACGCGGACGAAGGCTGGATGGACCACGTGTCCTTCACATTACTGCAGGAGCGCGGGAAGCCCAGGGGTCATATCGATCCGGAAACGGTTCAGTGGTGGATCGGCCAGGCGCTGCAGAATCCGGAAGCGGCAATGGACACGTTTAATCTGTTCGGGAAGGGGGATGACCGAAGCTGGACTATCGAAAACGCGCGTTATCAATTCATGGCGTGGGTCCGGGAGAACCTGGAACAATGCTGCGAAATTGATCCGCGCAGTCAAGAACCGAATACCCACGGTAACTTCTTCACCGCCTTTGACCTGCAGGTCTGGGGTCACGCCCCTCGCGTCGACCTCATCCAGCTGGAAAACACGCTGTGGGGCGGCGAAGGTAACGGCCCATGGAGTTTCAAAGCAGAGAACGATACCCGCACGCTAATGAACCGCTGGCGTCGTTTGCATCCGGGCGAAGGGGATATGTGGAAACTGGCAGACGCCCGGGCCAGAAACCTCGTATCGAATGCGCCACATTCCGCTGTGCGTGATGCCTATCGCCAGGCATTCATGGTTATCCTCGATCATGGATGGGCCGACCGCTTTCCGGATCCGCTGGTCGAACCGGATTAATTAAAAAACGTTTGACATACGATTCGTGTGCAACTAATATTACTCCCGAAGGCAACGACGGGAGTTTTTCATTATGAGCCAGATTATTCACCGGATTGACCAGCAGATCGTTTCTAACGTGGTCAACCGCCACCACCAGTGGTTCCAGTATTACTACGAACTGAAAGCCGCGGTTGCCGCATTAATGGACGGCGAACGCGAATACGATATCAGCTGCCACACCTTCTATGGGCTGGAAGAACTGGGGCGCTATCACGGGGTTTGTCGGGTATACCCCGCCCCACAGGGAATTTATCGCAGCGGCCGCCGCTTATCTGATAAACCGACGGCCAAAAACGCACCGCCGCGTTACCCCTTGCTTATGGAATGGGGGTTTGTACTGGACCGCAAGATCGTCAGCGCGAAAGTGTTCATCTCCGCCTACGAAACCGGGATGAGGGCCAGGGGGCGGCAGTTAAGCCCCGAGTATATGGCGGTAAAAGAATTCGCCATGATGAGCGAGCCACCGAATTACCGGGCGATCACCGGGGCATCAAGTCAGTAATACGCATCACCTTTAACATGAACTATGAGGGTTAACCCATGATCAAAGAAAGCGAGAAAGGCTACGAAGTACCGGTACCCGGCGCGCATGAATTCATCCCGGCCCGTACTCTGGAAGAAGCGGAAGGCGTGCTGGCGGGCCTGCAGGGCGCCACGGAAAAAAGCAATCCGTACAGCGACCCAACTAACGGTACCGGGGCGAAATGCCGGGCATACTGGCGTTGGGAGGCGGGCCGTAAAAAGGCGGAAGAGTACATCGAGTCGTTACCGCAGGACGGCGACAAGACGAACCGCCGCACCGGCCTTATCTGCTGCCTGCTGTCTGCGCTGTTCGTCATCGCAGCCATCCTGGCCGCCATGGGCATCCTGCCTAACTGGAGCCTGTAACGATGGCCAGTAAGCGCAGACTGCGCAGAAAGTCATGCGAAGGGAAGCAGCGTTATCCGGACATCCCGGCCGCTCTGGCAGGCATCCGGTATATCAAGCGGACGTACGGGTACAGCGGGCCGATGGATGCCTACCACTGCAAACTGTGCGGCAAGATCCACATCGGCCACCGGAAAGGAATTGGCTCACATCGCCCCATGGGGAGGAAATAAGATGTTCAAAGCGCATGAATCGGTCATCCCCCACGATATCCAGCGGAAGATAAACGAGGCCCAGTGGGACTTCATGGCCAATAGGGTCGCCGATACGGTTGCGGCGTATAGCGAGTTAGCGAAGGCGAAAGGGCATGAACGGGTTAACGCAGCAGTGGCCGGGCCAACGACTTGACTGGTGGACATGGTAAACGCAAAAACGCTGGTGCGGATCCGCGTGTCCTGCTTCATGGATGAAATCACAATCGATGTTCAGAGTAACATCGGCCACCCTAAAAACTTCAAAGGAATTAAGGCATGAAACTGATCTACATTGCCGGGCCGTATCGCCCGTACACCTGCGCCGACGGCACCTGGGTAGGGACGCCGATGAACATCCGCAACGCCGAAGTGACCGCGGTCAATCTGGTAAATGAACTCGGCCATCTCGGCCTGTTCCCGGTGGTGCCGCATCTCAATACCCGGGACTTCGAAAATCAGGTGAAGCAAAACGACGACCAGTATTTCCTGGACGGAACGATGGCCCTGCTGGAGCGTTGCGACGCCGTGCTGCTGACCATGCCAAACGCAGACGTCATAAGCACCGGCACAAAGGCGGAAGTCCGCCGCGCGCACCAGCTTGGCATTCAGGTATACCGCAGATTTGACGCGTTATGCCGGGCTGCGCAGGAAAACCAGATCGTCCGTCTTCCTACGCCTGCCTCATTCTACGAAAATGCGGGCTTTTACCGCCCGGGTTGTCGGCCGCAGAGTCCGTATGACACGGCGATGGACGTTAAAAAGGCTGACCGTATCCGCGAAGAGTTTATGCAGCTGCATCCGGAATTTCGTAAGGTATGGAAGGCATATACCGATCCGGCTAAACCGACCGTTCAGGACTTCTCTTCCCTGGAAGACCGAGTTACCGCTGGCCTGTTCATATCGCCAAACGTCGGTTATTGCAGTAACTGTAATGCGATAGTCCATGAAGACCAATCGCATTGTTATATGTGCGGCGGAACGGATATCATCTACCCGGAGAAGAAAGACGATGCTAAGTGACTTCCTGCTTGTCGTAATGTGGATTTTCGGGGGTTTTCTAATGGCGGGCATAACATCGGAAGACGAGTCTGTTAGTCGGTTCCTCGCGGTTATCTTTTGGCCGCTGGCGATAATGCTGGTCTTGATCATGTGGGGGTGGGACGAGTTCAAATTCAGGGTGCGCCAGCGCAATAAACGCAAATCCCAGTAACGAAAAAGCCCGGGAAACCGGGCTTACTTTTTGCACTTGTCTATCTCGGCTCGCAGTAATATCTCATACCCCTGCCGTTGGTGTCGTTCCGCTCGCAGGGCGCGCATCTGGACGTCGATCGGCGCACCGACGGGTAATGAGTCCACCGCGAACGCCGGCGCGTCAGGCTGGCGTATATCGCACTTCTGCAGCACCGGCACTTTGACTTCCACGACGGCCGGCGGCGTTTCGGTTCGGGAGGAACAGCCGACAAGCAGCATGGCCATGGTTACGATCAGCTTTCTCATTTTTCCCGCTCCTTCCGCAGCTCGGCGTCGAAGGCATCACTGGCCGCCCGGCAGACATCGGAACCTGTGGTACGCTCCTGCAGAACTTCATTGGCCTTGCCGTATTCCTCGCCCGCGCCACGCTGCGCCGTTTTCTCCAGCTCGTCGATACGTTGCTTATCTTTCTCGCTTTGTACCGCCATAG